GGTAGCAGACACTGTAAGTAAAGCAGATGGTGGTACGTTTGATGGTAATGTTACGATGGCAGGTACACTTGGAGTTACAGGTAATCAAACGAATAGTGGCAACCTTACTGTTAGTGGTGCTTTTACATCTCAAGGCATAGACGATAATGCTGATGCTACTGCTATCACTATAGATAGTTCAGAGAATGTTGGTGTAGGTACTACTAGTCCATCACAGAAATTAGATATAGTTGGAAGTTCTGCAAATATTAGAGTTGCTGAAAGCAGTGGTGGTGACTTGCGAATGAATGTTAGTGGCTCAACTGGTGGAATTGGAACACATTCAAATCACGATTTATTATTTAGAACTAATTCTTCAGAACGTATGAGAATAGACAGTGCAGGTCGTGTTCTAGTTGGTAAAACTAGTGCGAACTCTACATTAGCAGGCGTTAACTTTGAAACTGGTGGCTCTGGTTTTGTAACCACAAATGTTCATTGTGCCTTTTTTAATCGTCAAAATGATGATGGAAATTTAATTGTTCTTGTCCAACAAAACATCACAGAAGGCACTATTTCTGTAAGTGGCTCAACTGTATCATATAATGGTGGTCATTTATCTCGTTGGTCAAGACTGCTTAATAATACCAAAGATGAAACCATTGTTAAAGGCACAGTGATGACTAACCTTGATGAAATGGTTGAATGGGGTGACGAAGATAATGAACAGCTAAATAAGATGGCAGTATCAAGTGTTGAGGGCGATGCTAATGTTGCAGGAGTTTTTGTTAATTGGGATAATGATGATGACTGGAATGACATGAATGTGGCAATGACAGGTGATATGGTCATAAGGATTGCTAAAGGAACAACAGTAGCAAGAGGTGATTTATTGATGAGTGCAGGAGATGGAACTGCAAAACCTCAAGATGATGATATTGTAAGAAGTAAAACAATAGCAAAAGTAACATCAACAAACGTATCACATACATATGATGATGGCACATATTTAGTCCCTTGTGTATTGATGGCTTGTTAAGGAGTAACGAATGACCAAAGCAGCAGAATTAGCAAAGATGGGTGAAGTCCTAACCAATTCACAGATTGGTGGGCGAAGGAATATTGTTATCAATGGTGCTATGCAAGTGGCTCAGAGGGCAACGAGTGCAACTGGACTTGGAGCTGCTGGGTCATATCCTACAGTAGATAGATTTCTACTTGCTGGGGGTAGTTCAGCAGGTCGTTTAACTATGACACAAGATAGCTCTGCTCCTAGTGGTTTCGCAAACAGCATTAAACTAGATTGCACTACTGCCGATACATCTGTTGCAGCAGGTGAATATTTACTGTTGCAAACAAAACTTGAAGGTCAAGATTTACAACAACTTAAAAAAGGCACAAGTGATGCTGAAAAGGTAACAGTATCTTTTTATGTAAAGGGAAATGCTTCTGCAACATATGTTCTTGAATTAGCAGACGAAGATAACGATAGAAAAAATACACAAAAGTTCAATGTCACAACAGATTGGACAAGAGTTGTTTTAACGTATGATGGAGACACAACTGGCACATTAGATGATGACAATGCAGGTAGTTTACTTCTAACTATTTGGCTTCATGCAGGTTCTTCATACTCAGGTGGAACTTTTACTTCAAATGTATGGAGTGCAATGGCAAGTCCTAATAGAGCAGTAGGAATAACATCTTTCTTTGACAGCACAGACAGAACATTCTTCATCACTGGCTTACAGATGGAGGTAGGCTCACAAGCCACACCATTTGAGCATAGGTCATTTGGGGAAGAACTAGCTTTGTGTGAAAGGTATTTTTTTGTTCTTGCTAAAGGAAGTGACAATACGAACGAAAATATTGGTAATGCATTTGGACACAGTGCTTCTCAAATGGAATGTGTAGTAAGATTTGGTCCTAGAAGTGGTATGAGGGTAGCACCAACACTAGAACACGCTTCTGGTACTAACTATTATGAAGTTCTAAATAATAGTGAGAATGCTCAGTTCAATAGTTTACAATATTATAATGCCACTAAAAGGTCAGCCCTTATCTATAGGAATAGTATTAGCGTTACACTTAATGGAAATTATAGATTTGTTCTTGGTAATGCGTCTGCACATATATCCTTAGATGCAGAATTATAGAAGGAATAACAAGCATGATGAATATAACAAAAGCAAAATACCATAAATATGAAGAAGTTAATTCGTGCATAGAAGCAACTATAGATGGAAAAATGTTAATGATACCACTAGACCCTGACAACAGACACTACCAAGCAATCCAAGAATGGGTAGCTGAAGGCAACAAGATAGAGGATGCCGACTAGTATGGAAAGCATTGACCCAATGTTATTTTGGAACATAATCCTGACTATGGTCGTTGTGCCATTCGGTTGGGCATTTAACAAGATGTTCCAAGAGGTT